TTACCGGAGCCCTTCTTGTCGCCAGCTGCCACATCGTCGGGGAACTGAGAGGCGCCCTTGAGCTCCTTCACTTCGCCCGAGATATCCACCTGGACGTCTTGGATGGTCATCCCCTGAACCGGGGTTGGGTTAGTTGGTAAGTTGCCGGCGACCGGATTAAGGTATAAACGACCGCTACCGAACTGGATGTACGAGGACATACTGGTCTAAACTCCTAAAGAAAATTGCTGAAGAGGACTGCCGAGTAACACCCAGCAGGGATTTCGAAGTGGGGCTAAACCCCGGTTTCCAACGTGATCGGCAAGACGGCGATGGAATAGCGGTCATCTGGAAGGGAGCCTTCCGAGACGATAATTTCCCCATCGATGTATGCGTGGTCGACTAGATCGCCGAGGGTCTGTCGAGCACCATCCCAAGCGGGTGGCTTTAGAACGGTCTCGACGGCATCGAGCAGATCGTTGAGTTGCGTGCCGGGCACGGTAGAATCAGGCGCGTGCAGGCAATAGATCCACAAGAGGGCCTTGACTCGCCAACGGGTCTCGCCGCGCGAATTGTTCTGGGAGGCGAATTCGAAGCCCTTGGTGACGATCGCCATGGGCAGATCGGGATCGTTGGTGCTTTCCCACTGCACAAATTTGCGCGAGGTCGTGACGAACGCCGGTCGGCTATTGATTTGGGCCGTACCGATGAGCGCAAGCAGGGCATTGAATTGCGCTTCGCGGGGCGAGTTCACGCGGCTGCCGCTTTCACGAAGTAGGGCGAATTGTCATAGGCCCAAAACGCAAAGCGTATAGCCTGTGACCAATCGTCAAATTTGACAACTCTGTTCGCGCCAGGGGCCAGACAAACCCATTGTTGGTCGCGTTTCCATACGTAGGACTTGAGTTCACAAATAAGTGGCAATCGGGTGCTCTTTTCTAGTTGTTGAAACTGGTAAAGCGGCCGCGCGCGTCTCGCGGCTGAGCGCGCAAGACAGAAGCGCAGAGGGCTTCGATTTCAGTGATAAATTCCGGCTCCATCTCTTCCTGGGCTGAACGCACAAAACTGCGTTGCGGCAGTGGCGGATGGGTAACCATGCGGCGAATAAATACTTTCCCGTTGATCAGAAAGCGCAGCGCTTTCTTGTCGAAGGCTTCGATCGTCCAGCTATGATCGACTTCCTGTTCGTGAAACTTGCCGTAGAATGCCGGGCCGGCCGCTCCTTCCACACCGCCGATGACACCCGAAGGCGTGCTCACCGCAGGGATGGCGTTGATGGATCGGAAGAGTGTTCCGGAGCGATACTTCAGAACCTGGCCGAGCAGCTTTTGGGTCTGGATCCGCTCAACGAGCCGCTCATCGAGTTCGTTGATCTTCTCTTCGAGCGCGAGCTGCAGCCGGGCGCTACGCGTCTTTACTGTGACGAGTGCTTCGAGCGCTTCCTCGTCGTTAAAGAAAAAATACGGCGTCTGGCTGGCTAGGGCCATAGCCGCCGATAAGCCTGGATCACGCATTCGACTTCCGGAGGCAGTTCCCAGCTCCGGAAGCGAACCACGCCTCCGCCTTGCGGCAGGGATACGGATTCCTGGTCGGTGTTCTTGCGGCGGGTGTACTTGACGGCGACCTGTTTGATCACCGCTTCCTGCACATCTGCCGGTGTCTGGTCGTAACCAGCGTCATAATCGACGGCGACATTGAGCCGGCCGCATTCAAAGTTCATGGCATAGAAGCCAAAGCCGTAGTTGCCGGCGCCGATAATGACGAGGGAGGTCTGCCTAGGCCCGATCACGTAACCCGGCTGAATATAATCCGGGCTGGCCGGGATGGGCATCCCTAAGACCGAGAGAGAGTTGATTTGACGAATCGGCCACTGCCGCAACATAAGTTCGTCGCGGCCATTGCCGTCATACCGTTCGTTGTACTGCTGAACCGAGTTCAGCGATCCGCGGCAGGTCCGGGTGAGCCAATACTGACTCGCGGCGGTGATGAGCGATTGAATTTCCGGATCATCGCTCGCGCCGGCGATGCCGAGATACGCATGAATATCTGCGACCGTGCACAAATCGATCGCGTTGGCGGACATTTAACGAAATAACGAAATAACGGATTCCTGCAAACTGAGTCGAATGTTAAGAAAAGAAACCAGGAGGCTGGAACACCCGAGTAACAGCCTCCGGCGGGCGAGCCGGGTAGAAAGGACAACACGCAGCCCGCCCAAACTAGAGAACGAGCGGTTAGCTCGTTGCAGCGCCGCTGATGACGGCCGTCAATTGAGGGAGACGATGTGCCAGGACTTCGTGCACATACGTACCGTACTCCCAACGACGGGTCCGCAGAGGATAGAGCAACGTGTAGTAATCCCGTTGCGTCAGGATCTCTCGGACATTCGTCAACCGGCTATTAGGATAGGGATTGGTCGAGATGTCAAAATAGATCGTCCCGGGTGTCAAAGCAGGGTGCAGCTTGATCGGGATATCCTTCACACCGGTCATGGTGTACTTGCTCAGATAGCTGACTGCCAAAGAGCCGCCCACGATTTTGCCCTGCTCTCCACCAGCCGCGAGATTAAAGCGGAAGGCAGACGGGTTGCCGCCGGAGCCGGCCATAATGGCGCGGGTAACCAGAGACAGCTGATCGCTGGACACGTAAATTGCGTCGACGGTCGCCTGGTAGTTATTCCACAAAGTGGAAAGCACTGTCTCAAACTCCTGGATCGTCCCATCGGAGTTCGGCGTCAGGCTGGCGCCGTTCAGGTTGTTCCAGATCCCGTTCATGGCTGCGATCGTCAGAAGACCATCGAAGCTGAGCGAATTCTGGGAGCAGTCGGTGTTTAGGCCGGTGGCCGCACCAGTCTGGTTGCCGCTATTCGGCAAGGCCGAGATGAGGTAGCTGGGTGCGGTCGTCACAGCCGCGAGCTTGGCGTTCGACAATGACGGGCTGGAAGCATCCGTCGAGTTGACATACCAGGCATACGCCACTGCGCCCGCAATCGGTGTAACCGATGCCAGAACAGTCAGCGTGCCGCCGGTCGTTGTGACAACAGCCGACATTGCGGAGATGTGGCTGGTCCCACCATTGACAGTCGTGGTCGTGCCGTCCGCGTTATTCCGCGTGGTGGTGGGCGCCAAGCCGTTCGCTACGGCCGCAGAGCCGCCCTGAATCTGGTAACCGAAATGGGTCAAGGCCACGACGGCAACGGAAACATTGGTCGCAGTCGTGATACCGGTCCCGGTCTTCAGTACAACAGTGGGCTGTGCCGGCGTTCCGAGGGCGTTCGAGGCGTTTCCGCCGAGAAGCATCCCCTCTTCCGACAGCATGATGCTGTGCAGCACCATGGTTTGCGAATCGGCCATTGGGTCGGTGAACCCTTCGCCAGCAAACTGCCCGGTGAACGTGGTGAAAGACTCTTGGCCGATTTCTTTATAAGCGGCGGTGTAGTCTTTCTCCTGGAAGCTGAGGAAGGCGTTGCGTTGCCCTTCCGCGACGCCCGAGTAGTTCGAGGTCGCGTTGGGGTTTACATACGCTTTCCAGTGCGCGGCCGTACCTACACCCGCGTTCACTTTCCCGCTGCGAGGAATACTGTTTCGCAGGGGCGTGTTGAGGGGATACAGCAGGTAGGCCGGTGGTCGAAGGTCAAAGAAGACCATCCCAAGGCCGGTCGTAATGCCTTGAGTGGTCGCATCTTTGCGCAAGGCCTTCGTGGCTTGCGCGGCCATGTGCGCGTATTGCGACTGGTCTAGCAACTCTAAACTCATAAAAATCCTTTGGGGAAGAAAAATGGGAAGAACTGACGGAGGAAAAAACTAAGCGGCTTAGACTGCCGCTCCGAGGGGCGTGCCACTGGCGAACGCAGCTTGCATAGCCTTCTCGAACTCATCGGAAGTTTTCAATGCGCCAGCTGCTGCCTGCGCCTTGAATACAACTCCGGAAGCCTGTCCTTTCTGGGCGCCGCCGCCATTGTCCTCGGTCTTAGAGACCGCGCGGCCCGCGCCAGAAACAGCCTTGGGCGCCTCGAGCGTCTTGCTGAGATTCGTCATGAACTCGGCAAACTGGTCCTGCATGCCCTTCAGCACAGAGTCGAACTGAGTTGCTTTCGCAAGATCGGAGACTTCGGCCTTAGCAGCCTTCTTCTTGTCATCCGCGTCGTCATCGTCCTCTTTGGCTTTTTTGGCCTTGGCTTTCTCGGCTTCGTCGCAGTCCGCCATCGCCTTGTCCGCTTCTTTGGACTTCTTCTTGTCCGCATCCGCTGCGGCCTTGGCAGCCGACTTCTGCATCTCTTCCGCCTGACTCACAAACTCAACGCACTTATTCAAGTGCTCGAGCGTGGCGGCGTGCTGCGCTTCGATCGCCTCTTTGGCTTTTTGGAGGTGTTCGAGAGCTCCGGTGTTCTCTAATTCCGGCATAATGACTCCTTTGATTGCCGGTGTCCCGGCCCTTTGAATTTTGTTGGCAAACTTTCTGAGTTCCATAGAACCGTCTGCCTTGACGTAAGTGAATGTGGCGTCTCCCAACGCTGGGTTATCGACGTAACTGACCTCGGTGATCTTCGCGGCGTAGCGTGTGTACTTTCCGTCGCGTCGTTTCCAGAGGTAGTCGCCGCCTTGGGAGTACCCGGTAAGGAAGCCACCCTTGAGCAGCTTCCAGATCTCATCGTTGGCGGGTTGACTGGCGAGCCAGACCTGCTTCACGTCATCCCGAAACTCGAGCTTGGTGACCTTTCCGGCGACTTCCAGCTGGTGCATCAACCGGACGTTGCCGAACGACGGCTCCTGTCCGGCAGCGGTAGTCTTCTCGAGCGCTTCCCGCGACCAGCTCTGATAGGACTTCTTAGTCGCTTCGTAATCGCAGATCTCGCCCGTCTTGTCGGGAATCTCTGCGGTGGCGAGGCCCCACACGGTGTGCGTGCCTTCGTCGATCTTGACGAGTGGAATAAATTTGTTCAGTTGCATAGGAGCAGCGCTTTTGTTCCGTAAGCCAGCCAAGTTGTTCGAGAGCGGTCTCGCAGTCCCACTCGTCGTCCTCGTCCATCGGTCATTGCTTGTCGGTGGACGAAGGAATGGGCGATTGCCGCAGATACCCGGCAGCCGTTACGGCAGCGGTGATCCCGATGGCCTTCCAATTCATCGGCTTTTGCGGGTCGAGAGTCGTGAGGGCGGCCGCAGCTCCGCCAATGGCTGCGGCAACCAGGCCATGCAGCCAGATGCGAAGCTTTGGGTTCATAGATTCAGAGGTGTTTTTCTTCGGGGTGAAAGTAGCACAAATGCGACTGTGCGAAATCCTTCGGGACGAACATTCCGCAATGCCGACACTTCACTTCGACCACTTCGAACCAGCGGCCGAAATACTTCAACAGAAACGCAGCGAGCCAGTTCGGCAAGATCATCTCGAGGCTAGGCAAATAATCATAAAGAGGAAGATCACGAAGGTGACAAACGCGACATCGTCCTCGTTGTAAGCGTTCATACGCGCGAAAGAAGCAGCGAACAATTGCAATTCGGGTGAGCTCCCGGGACAATATCGCCGCTGGGAAACGCTTTTCCTAACGGGAGCGAGCCGGCTGCTTGGTTCCTAAGACATTCGGGGCATGGATTCGCGCCGCCGGCAAGCCAACGGACATGCGGGTCTGTCTCGACCGTCTTCCAGACTGCAACCTGACCCATCGACTGAGCGCGGACGATTTCCGTGCGCGCAATCATCTTGGCTCTCGAATCATCGAATGCGGTCGAGGCCTTGATGCGCTGGGCGAGCTCGTGACGGGAGATGCCTTCCGAGAACGCCTTCTCGATCAGTTCGCGCAGAATAGTACGCGTGGTCTTGTCAATCCGCCACTGCGCGTCCGGGTTGTCGATCAGCTGGCCGTTCTTCCAACGCTTACCCACCATTTCGGCGGCACGTTTCTTCGCATAGTCGGCAGCTGCATCGCTTGCCTTGGCTACTGTTCCAATGTCGTTTATCTGAGCTTGACCGATGCCGACCGAGGCGCCCTGTGCAGTCGCGCGAAATAGCTCCTGAGAGGTAGCCTCCACCAGCAGGTCCCAATCGATCGCGCTGTCAATAGCGTCCAGTAGGTCATCCAACTCCTCGTCTCCGGCCGCTTTTCGGATGTAGGGCGTCTCCGCTTTACTTGCAGCTCTGCTGGCCGCATCATGCAGGAAGCTCTCCACCTTTTGGGCGAAGGTGTCTACCGTACTCGCACTGGACAGACCGGGTAGCAGCTGGCCGTCTACCTTCAGAACTTTTGAGCTGTTCTGCTTCGGGGCGGGCGCTTTGCTTGAGACGGCGGGACGTTTTTCGCCGGGCGAAGCCCCCGCGCCGGTTGCGGACATCTCCGCCTGAATCTGTTTCTGGGCGAGGTCGAGAGGTAAAAAACCCTGTTGGGTAGTGATGCCCAGAATATCGGCATTCGGATCTGGCGAGGGATCGTCGCCGAGGTCTTCGCGAATTTCGTTGCGATTGCGGATACCGGAGTCAGCATAGATCCTATCGGTTTGCGCTTGCTTGAGAATGTCCGCTTCCCGCTTCTGGTTGAAGACAAACTCGAGATCGGCATCGCCTGCCTTGCGCTGGATGATCCAGTTGACGGTCTCCGAAATCCACTCGCACATGACATGAACGCCCATCTCTTCGGACGAGTCCTGGCTTTCGGCCGCGGTCGCCCGGTTCATGATCTTGATCAGCTCTTTCGGGCTGATGCGAAACGCGAAACAGATAATGCGGGCAAACCACTCATCCGCCTCATCCTTGAGCAATGCTTCTTTCGTCCAGTGCAGCCGGTTCACACCCTTGTCGTCTCCAGGGATAAACCAGATGCGGCGCCGGTTGGCAAGATTGCCAGCCATCTGCAGATCGAACCAACTTTGAAACTCGCGGATACGATCCTCCGTGATGTCTTTGGGCATCGTGTAGAGGGCTTCCGGGACGTTTCCTTCCGTGTAGTAGCTCAACTGGAATCTCTGTCGCCGAATGGCGATGTTCAGTGTGAGCAGGATCTGTTCGACCTGCGAAAAGCCGTAGATCTTCCTGGCACGCTGATTGCGTGGCCGGTAGATCAGATCGTCGACAGTCAGATCCACAGCGGGCATGCCGTACAGGATCTGCTGATAGGCAGCATTGGGCGGCTGTGGGGTAAACCCCTGGTCATCAATCAGACGTGTGATGGTCTGCCCATCGATGACTCGCAAGGCACCGAGTTTGCCGGCCAGCGTCCGCTGCAGGAGAATCGAAGGCGCGTCGAGAACAAAGAGGTCCTCGAGCAGCATGCGCAGAAAATCGCTCCAACACTGATCCGGGTTCGGCCATTTCAGAAACGAAGTCCACTGAGCAATCCGCGGATCACTTGCCGTTCGGGTAGCTCGGTCCTTTTGCGACTCGCCGGGCTGTGCAACTACGCGTACCTGCCACTCGCGCATGCAAATCTGATCCTTCAAGGCTTCGATAACAATGCGAACCAGGTCACAGTTATCGGCCATGTAGATCATGTCCTGAAACGAAATCGGCTCATCGGCGCGTGGCTGCCAAATGAGATTTTGCCCGGGCAGGTACTCGAACTGTCTCGGCTGAGTACCAATCGGCGCGATCGGCTGAAGCGGCTGTAACGGCCCAAACCACTGATCCGTATCCAGATTGCGGATGTTCTGCGCGCGAACTGGTACCGGTACGAGCGCCGCCTGGGGCGGCCTAATCAATTGACCTGACATGAATTAGCGTGAGAAGATAGGAGCGACGTAATCGGTTTTCGTTCCTGCCAAGTCTCTTCCGAGACCGTCCTTGAACGCGACACTGATTCGTTCCTTTCTTTCAACCCGCTGGGCAAACCCTGGCGGGTTTCTTGTTACCAAACAATTACCGGTGGATGCATTTAGAATTCCTTGGTCTCTTTCGGCAGCCAGCGCTCTGCCTTGAGAACAAAGGGTGAACCCCATTTGGCTTGGCAAACGTTGCAGGAGTGTACGATCAGGGCACGAACAGGACAGGCGAAAATCGTGCCGCTACGATGACCGCAAGCCGGACACTTGTCGCTTACGTCCACGCGGGCGCGGTGATAGTTCCATCGATTGAAAAGTGATCTAAAAAAACCCATAGTTGACTGACCGGTGGCTCTCCCGGTGGCCGCACCACTTGTGGCAACCTAGGAACCGCTGGCAGGTGTCGCCAGTTACTTTCTTCGGAAGAGCCTCAATCCTTCGATGGCATCGAGCCGCTCGTCATCATGCGTGAGGTGATCCTCTACGCGGCTGAAGTGATCATCGAGTTCCTGCAGCTTTTGGGCGCCCGATTTATCCGAGGCAATATATTTCTCCGTTAGGACACCCAGCTGTCCTTTGATTTCCGCCAGCTGTGTATTGAGCGATTGAAGCGTCGAATCGTTCTTGCCCCAGCCCATGCCGGCGCTGAAGACGGCACCCACGAGAAAGGCCACGACGGACCAGATCAACATAGGCAGCCAGCTGGGAAACTTCGGCTCTGCGGTCCGGTATTCTACGTTCGGCATCTGCTCGTCGTGATCAATTGAGGGAGACATGAACAACCAGGGCGCGGTCGATCCGGCCGGAAGCGTCTTCAAAAAAAAGCATGGACCGCCACCACGCGAGTCCTGGCCGAGTGAAGGCCTCGACACGCAGGTAACAGGCATAGAGCATCGGAAGGATAGAGCCAGTTACATCAGAAATCTCTCTAGCGTTGCGCTTCGGCTCCAGGCCAATTTCTCGAGCGGCGCGGCCGTTGAGTTTTCTAGCCAGGCGTGGCTGCACTGATTGCACCGGAAATACTTCTCGCCGTCCGGCCCGGTCTGGGTCTTACGAACGGCAAACGAGGTGCACTGTGGGCATTGCGGAGTCTGTTCGCAAACCTGGATCTTCGTTAAGGGGGCCATCAATGTTCCATTCGTCTGCTTTTCGAGCAGCGCGGCGGTTTCCGACTCATAAAAATCGAAGAGGCCATGCATGTTTTCGCGCCGCCAGTTGAACACCTGGGTGCAAGCGTCGATATCGTGATCCATGGGCGAGGTCGGAAACTTCGCCGCGTATTCAACGATTTCTTGGGCCCACGGCTCGAACTCCGGCAGATACGCATTGCCGGCTTCCAGATCTGCCGAAAACGGCCACGCACGCGCGAGCTTGCCGCCCGCCGGCTGGACCGCAATGACGGAGGTTTTTGTGCTGATCGGCGATCGGCCCAACTCTTCGATTACGGCGGAACCGTTGGCCTTGTCTTCAATCAGCAGGACATGCGCCTTCCACTTTTGAGCCATTGCATATGCGGCGGCCTTGGTAGCTGTATACCCCATGCGCTCGCAGATGCGATCGAGACAATAGCCTCGTGATCCAACGAAGCCCCACGCCTGCAGCGACACATGATCGCTGTCAGTCGTTTCCTTGAAGGCCGCGTCGAGTGAAACCACGATGAGCTGGAATTTCGGGACTTCCTCGCGCTTGTAGTAGCGCCAGAAGTCTCGCTTCAGCATCAGACCCTCGGCCGGCGCTGGGCGTCCCTGATATAACGCACTCCAGGCGTAAGAGCCTTGCACGCGCTGCATGGATTGCAGGTCGCTCAGGTCGAAGCGTTCCGGAGAGAGCGGGTCTCCCTTTTTCCGATGAGCTTCATCCTGTTCGGCGATTGCCGGGAAGTTATAAACTTGCCATTGCTCACCGTCATTCTTTGCCTCATCGAGCAATCGGCCCACGAGATCGTCTTCCGCCCACCTGGTTTGCATGACGATCACGCCTGCGCCGGATTGAAGCCGGGTGTAGAAATCGGTTCGATACCAGTTCCAGATAGCGTTCTTGGTTAATTCCGAGGTGGCCTCTTTGTAACCCTTGATCGGATCGTCGATAACGCCGATATCGGCAGAACGGCCGGTGATGCCGCAGTCGACGCCAGCCGCCAGCATGAACCCGCCGGCACTCGTCTGTACTTCTTCAGCCCGTTTCTTGGTGAGTTGGACTTCCGGGAAAATGTCCTGGTATTCCGGCTGGGCCATAATGCGCTGCCGGTCTCCGGAGATCGCATCGGCCCAGGTGGCCGCATAGGAAGCGCAGATGAACCGGAGATTCGGATATTTGCCTTCCGCCCATGTGGGAAAGCGCCGGGAGGCTATTTCCGTTTTGCCATGCTGCGGCGGACCGCAAAGAATGACACGCGGCCGTTTGCCGGCGACAACGTCTTCTAAGAATCGTTCGAAGATTACGCAGACCTCTCGATGAAACCAGCCTGTGCGGTAGCTCGGCTTGGTGTACTCGATGTACGGGAGAAGATGTTCGCGAGCGGCGGCTAGCTTAACTTCCTTCTCTTTCAGCTTTGCCCGACGCGCTGCGGCTTCAAGCAGCAGTTCTCGGGTAACGGTCGGATTCAAGTAAACCTACAGTACTAACAAAATGTATCCCGGCATGCTAAAATACGTGTAATGTCACGCACATCCACCGCTGAGGACGTTCCGAATGCAGTTCAGGAGGGCGGTAAAACCAAGTACCGCTATGTGCTCAAGATTGACAGTCCCTTGTGGGCCAAGATGGCTGCCTTCTGGAAGGCCGAAGGATACGAGAGTCGAACGGATATGACGCGCGCCCTGATCTACATGGGCCTCGTTTCCTGGGAGAACGGGGAGCAGCAAGCGCCAAGCACGCAGGAGTTAGCCAGTGCCTTCGTGGATGAGAGCCCGGTGGAACAAGAATTTCAAGAATTGGCCGGCAACCTCACGCAAGTTACCCAGGTCCGTTTTTCTCCGGAACAAATCGAGATGCTCGAGCGGGTTCGGCACGAAGTGCACCCGGCCGTCAAACCACAGGTAATCGTTCGCCGATGGGTAGACGAAGGGATTAAGCGGTACCGGCGCCGTCTGGCGGAGGCAAAAGCGCGGCGACAGTCGGCTTGATTGGAGTGATATCGATCACTTCTCCGAACTTTGCCAGCTCTTGCTCACTGAGACCGTTCTCGTGAGCCAGGCGCTTGAAGTCCTGATCCGTCATGCCATCGAGCATGGTCCGGACCGCCTCGATCTGAATGGGTCCCCCATTGGGGCCAGAGGCCTCGAGTTTTTCCTTCTGTCCGAGGAGCTGTTTCCCCAACCAGATGAGCATCGAGGGGCTACCCTTCAGAGCTTCTTGGTATTGGGCGCGGCGTAAGCTGATCTTTCCATCGGCTTTGCCACGTTCGAAAACCGTCTTGTAGCGCGGTTTTTTTTTCAACCGCTCGATCGTCTTGGTGGAGCATCCGAAATGGGCCGCGATCTCCGCGTCGGTAGCGTGGACCTGACACAAGGCCTCGAGCTGAGGGATTGGGATATTGGTCGCCGGGCGACCCCGTTTCTTGTCAGGCATTCTCGCCAGCCGTTGTTTCGTTCGTTGCCGCAGATTGCTCAGCCGCCAACGTGCAGGCAAGGCAAGCGGGTTTCGTTCGCGAGATCCGCGCACCGCAAGCGCAATCTTTTGAACCCTTCTTCGCGTTCTGTTTGAACCAGCGGGCGAGCCGGTATCGGTTGAGGTCGGTCCATTTCGACATGGCCGCTTCAGAGATAGGATCGGTGATGCTCATGGGTGTTCAATCCGGGTAGTATAAGGGCTTACCGTTGACGTCCCGCAGCAGGCAGCGATCAGCGGTGCAGGCGCATTCGCCGCGCTCGCGTAGCCGACAGATAACTTCTGCCAGCGTGGGTTGCTCCTCAGACTGCTTGGGGTAGTGCTTTCTTGCTCTTGGCTTTTTCACGACGTCTGGCCTTTCGGGCCGCTTTTCGTTCCGCGCGCTGACACTCGACGGTGAGGCGATGCTTCTTGCTTCCGACGCTGATCGCATCGGCGATCGCGTGGGTAACCGGCGCCGTCATACAGGAGCTCGGCACCGCGAAGAAGATTTGCTTCAGTAACTCATTCTCTTCTTTCGCTTCCGCCCCGACGATTTTCGCCGCATCTCGTTTCAGATCCTTGTGGGTCCAGATGTAATGTCCTGCTCCTATCACCAGTTCCTCATAGGAATAGTAGGTCCCGGTCGAAATCGTGTTCGTTTGCCTGGGTCGGGGTTCTGGTCTCGGGCGAAACTGAGCCGCAACGATCTGCCCTGCTTCGTCGCGCTGTACGATCACCTTGCCGATCGCTTCGAGGCGTTCAATTGTTGCAAGCGAGTAATCCCGGCGCCGCTGGCCGTTTGCTCGGTAGGTCGGAATCCGAACCGTGACGTTTTGGGAATGGGACAGAAAAGGATCTCTCGAAAACTCGAAACGCGAGCGGTAGAACCGCTGCAAGGGTCGGGTACAGCAACGCGTTTACATGATCGGAAATGTTCTCACTGAGAGGTATCGACTTAATTGTGGGGTGGGCTCGCGTATTTTCTCTCACATCGCGATAAGCTCGAAGACATGAAGCCTACGATGGGGAGAATTGTCATATACCGGGAGGTTGTAGCGGTCGGCGGCGAAGACCTCATGCCGGCGATCGTGCAGGGCGTGGAGCAGGATGGAACACTGCGCCTGTGCGTGTTCGGCCGCTTCAGTCAGTCCATGCGCTACAACGTGAAGGAAGGGACCGAGGAAGGGACGTGGCAATGGCCTCCGCGAGTGTGAGGCAAGAGAACCGTCTATGGTGGGCTATCTTGCGCCAGGATTCACCGCGCTACGAGCAATGGCACAAGGTTCTGGGCTCGACCGCAGTTCCGTTGAAGGCGCTTGCTTCTCACGCGGCTGACTTGGGCGGGCAAGAAACGCAAGTCTACGATCTCGACCTCTCGAAATTGGATGCCGGCCAGCGGCAGCGTTTAGTGGACTTCATCCAGGAGCGGTTCCACTGCAATCGCGAAGAGATCGAACGCGACCTGGACGATGAGGGCTTTCCTGTCCGCGACGAGGATGTGAGCGTGGCGTTCTCGCTGCGCGCCTTTATATGAGCGTCGGGGTGGGTTGGGAAATAACTAGGGATCTGGTCCGAGACGAGATTCAGGGAATCATCGATGAGCACATGCGGCGCGAGGCGTTACGGCTGGAGATGGAGGTATGGAGCTTCAGCATGCGGACCGGATTAAAACCAGAAGAGCTGATGGTCGTGCGCTATAAGGAGCGGGCGTTCATCCAGTGGATTGGTGCGTTACCTACCTGTCGTTAGCTGAGTTTCAGGTAGTCGCCGTCGCGCGGATCATAGACACGCACAAGCTTCCAACCGGCGTATTCGAATTCGTGTTTGAGCTTATCGAGGACTGCCGGCTGCAACGGCTCCCGCTGCCCGGTTACTTGCACGATGATGTTCCCGTTATATCCAGGGCCGCGCTTTGCCGCCTCGTTGAGTTTGTTTTCCCAAAACAAGTACTGACGCTGCGCCTCTTCGGTGAGAACGCCGGTAACGAGCGATTTCAGGATTGCGGCCATTGCTCATCGCCGGAAAAGGTCCAGATACTCTTCCGCCACCCATCAGTCTAGCTTAATTTGCTGTTCCGGAGCATATACTGATTCCATACCCGCGAATCGATCCGGGCCAGATCCCAGAGACGCTGTACGATCTGCTTCCGGAAATCACCGTGCGCGCAGTCGATACGTCATAATGGTTCCATCGCCCGTAAGGCCTGAAAGGAGCGAAGAATCGATCGATAAGAACACTCCAGAGCACACCGGGCCGGTTGCCCGCAGGCCGCTGGCCCGCCTGACATCTGCCTTGTCACTCTTCCAACTACCTCATCAGCCTGTTCGGAAATTTTGAGCAGTGTCTTTCTGTCGGACATTACGGAGGAGAAATGGGTGGCAATCCGCCTCACCGGTTTACAGAAATCGGCCTCTCGCACACCCAGAGTTTTTTGAAGGTCGCACCCAAACAAAGAAACGCCGCCCCGGAAAATCATGAGAAAACGGAGCGGCGTTGAAAAAGGTAATTAATCGGAAAGCTAAGGTTCCATCAACGGAATCGTAGTGCTCGCCTGCTTCGAACCCTCTCACCACATCTCGCCGTCATACCCTCTCACCGCCCCGCAGAATTGGTTCAAAAACCACTCCGACTGCTGAGATGACTATTCTGCAGTACCTGGTTTCGATCCTATTGTTTTCGGGGTGTACCTAGTACTAAGTCTGTGATTCAAGAGAAAATAAATGTTGCAGTGCAAGTATGCCGCGATATAATTTAGTTAATGAATAGCATGATGATAAACGATTAAACGTTAACCATACGTGTGTCTTCAGATATCAATACACAAAGGAACGAATCAAAAACAATGTCAAAGAAAACCGTACAGGACGAGTCTGCTCAGACTCCAGACTTCACTCTAGATCCACAAGCGGAGCTTATCCGTTCTCTCATGATGCGCATAGAAGCGCTGAGTACCAAACAGACCAGCAAGGGCAACCGGGACGAGCATCCTACCATTCAAGCTCTCAAGGCAAGTCAGGCGTATGTCCAAGCGACGCCAGGCGTCAAAGCCGCAATGGTGAAGGACATCAAAGAGTCTCTCATGTCAGAAGAGGACAAGGCGAAGCTTCAGGAGACACGTACACAAGCTGCGTTCAAGGCGAGTGAGACACGCAGGATTAACAGTGACAGGAACGCAGCGGAGCTGGCGGAAGTGCTCAGTCAAGCCCGCGCGATAGCGGCTTCACTGCTACCGAAGCAGTAAGTGAAACGGGGAGATGTCTCCCCGTTCATACGGGATAGCCTCCGTGTGCTGATGATCAGGCTAAAGGAACGAATCAAAACAATGGAACTGACTTTCAAAGATGCAAGCGGAGCGCGTCTATCGCTCACAGTGAATTACCGCGAAGTACCAGCTGCACTCCGCTACTACTGTCAATATCTCGGCTGGCAGCTGCTAGGGAGAAAACTCCTGTGATTCAACGCTGCAGGGACTATCTCGCTCGCACGACCACGCTCGCGGCGTTCCTGCTCTACTTCGCGATCCTGGGACTCGTGACGAGTAACCTGGGCGCCGATGCGATGCACACGATCGCCACTAATCTCGGCCGGCTGCTAGCGGCCATTCACTAATCGGGGAGCTTCGGCTCCCCCATTCACCAGGCGGACTGCGGCCTGGAGCCACGCGCTCGAACGCCAGCCCTAACCGAATCCCATGCCGAGGCGCTACGTCGGCGGTCTTGCGTATCCCTCGCTCGACGATGGGATGGCTCGTTAAAAAGAACGGCCAGCTTTGGGGCATGGTTAGAGCCCGCGCCGATGGCCGCTGTAGGAAGTCATTTCTGACTTGGACAAAATGTACCACAAATGTACCTCTAGCTGTGAGCCTAAGTAACTGATTCTATTGACAGTCACTCTGGCAGAAAACCGTTCCACAAGTGCACATTAGTGGTACAGTCGCTTCACGTTTGGGCCTCTTCGCAAACGCGATACTCGTCCCGTGAGCGACCGTGACTAAGTGGTTCATTCGCAACGTACTTACGAAATCGGCTGTTTTGCGTGAATCTAGCCCGTTTTGATATCACGGCATTACGTTTTCGCTCACCAAGCAGCTCGAGCGGCCGCTTTCGTCTCAGAAGACCATTGTTATATACGCGCCGACAGAAATCGGTTCTCTCGCGTTTGTGACGAGCGCGGCGGCGGTTTTTCTTCCGTGCCTCTCGCTGTGATTCGCGCGTCCGTATCGATTCGGGGAAAGCACAGAACGGAATTGCGACCGTCAATATCCCAATCGGCCATGTGCTTGAAAACAGTACTTTTTATGCTTCTCACTTCCAGTATGCCCTGATACAATGAAGTGTGTCACTTTCAACCAGCCAGAAAACCTGGGATAGGTGCGTATGGTCAGGACGAGTTCGTTCGTAAAGACTGAGAAGCTGACGGTTCACCGCTGCGCGGTGGACGGGCAGTGAGGACACAGGAAGAGAAAGGGATGGATATATGAATCTAATAGTGAAGTATTTGAAGGATGTTGATTTCTTTGTGAGAATCCTTTGGGGTGGTCCGATCAGCGGAAGGAGAGCCGAGAGTTTAGCTATGGCTGAAGTCTACGTTTCCTCTGCGCGGTTGGTGAAAATCGGGAGGCGCGGTTAAAGATGGCCGTCCGGACCGTTCATCCAGTCGCTTGGCGCGAGACGAAGCTGTATTACAAAGTCGGCTCATACTTCAAGGGATGCGCGTACTGTGGATCGGAGGACGTCTTCCGAGCCGTTCAGCCAGGCGCACTCGGTTGGTGGCATTACTGCTGGTCGTGTTCAGCCAAAGATGAGCGTTGCTGGATCACGGATAAGCCGGCGCCTTATGAATCGGCGGCCGAGACAAGACGAAAGCAGAATCGGGCCGAGATGCTCGCTGCCCAGCAGACGCTAGGCAATGAATCACCGGCGTATCACCTTCTAACCCCACGAGAACAGATGGAGAGACGAATCGCCCAGAACAAGGCGATGGATGCGAGGCTTGGTCAACCAACGCCGCGCAAGCGCGGCAGTGGATCGGGCGTGAACACGGTCATGAAAGCTCAGCTCGCCGAGCTGGCAGCGCTGAGAGAGTTGCTCGCTGCCCACGGAGTTGCCCTATGAGTCTACATTCTTACCACTACTCGAGTTTAATAAGCGCCGAAGACCCGCCATTTAGCTCCCTGATTATGGCTGCTATGCGGAAAGCTGACACTCAAAACCTCGGGCGGCTACAGCTCGCGTTTCCGGAGATTTGGGATGAGTTCAAGAAGCGGTATAACGCCCGCCTCGGTGTCCTTCCAGAAGAGGCGGCGGGAATCGACTACGGAATCCTTGCGGAACAGATCAGGACGATGGGTCGCCCCAAGTAACCGGATGTTTGCCGCGTTCTCCGCAGGCGCGGCACTTCACCCGGTGATTCGGGAGTACAACAGAGAAAGGAACGAATTGAATGGCAGGTACGAATCCATTAGGCGCGTATCAAGAGCTTTCCCTGGAAGCGGGCGCTGTCCACGTGTTTCTGGAAAGCATCATTATCGAGTTGGGCGGGCTTCCGCAGGCTCGCGAACTGGTAGACCAAGCGGTGAGCATTCGAGACAACTTCCGCGCCGCGCGAGATCGAGCGCGCGAGAAAGCATTCGGGAGACCGGATCGGGAGACCAAATGATGACACTCAGTGAATTCGAAGCAAGCGTAAGGTTTGTTCGACCCCACGTGCTTGCGAAAAACGGCGGCTATCAGGCCGAGGATGAAGCAGAGTTTGTCCTGGTCTATGCGGATCAATGGTATATCGAGCAATTGCCACCCAACGGACCATCGGACGGACCATCGGACGGGACTCGATATCTGCTTGAGCTTCCAGAAGACCAGATCGTTAGTCAGGACCGCCAGCGCCTCGTAGCGCTTCTCTATGAAGTTGCGCTAAGAAATGGGCTCAATGATCCGCCAGAGAGCCGGTTTCGATACCGATGTCCGGCGTGCAAGTGCACCAATGAGTTAGCGGTGGTGGTGCAAGCGACTGCCGATCTCGAGCAGTTCGAGGATGGCGAGACGAAAACGGCACTCGATCCGGAAGCCGGGCACGCCTGGAGCGACAATAGCTTGATGATCTGCCGCAGATGCGGCGAGGAAGGAACAGCGGGGGAGTTTGACACTAAGGCGGTGAAGTCTTGAGCCGGCCTTGGCACGAAGGCGACCCGGGCGATATCAGCCAGTTTCCGGCGATCGGCCGTACACAAGCCGACTTTCACATCGTGTGGCCGGCATTTACGGTGCACGACGGCGTGAACGGTTATTGGGACGGGCATCAGTTCACATCCCGCGGGCAAGCGATGCCCTACGACGAGAACGAAGCTCACGACATTCGAACGGCCATCCTCAGCGAGATGTTCGCCACGCGATTTGCTGTCGACCGAGAAATGGAAGACATCATCACCGTCGTGCGCGTGACCTGGTAATCGGACAGCTGGCTCAAAACTTAACAGACAGCTATTTGTTAAGTTTTGGGCTCAGAGCCCGGCGATCGGGAAGGTAAACGAAAGAAAGGAAACGAATCAAATAATGAGTCGAAATGGGGCACAAATCGGCCGAAAACCGCCGCTTCAGGACGAATTAATCACGCTAAAGATGTCGGAATGCAAAGCATTCCTGCAGATTCAGATTGAGGCTGGGCAGCCTGTATTCCTGTGGGGCGATCCAGGGGTAGGCAAGACCGAAGTCATTCGCCGCGTCAGCGTCGCGAGTGGCCGGAAATACTTCGAGACCAGGCTCCTTGGGCGCGACGTGGTGGACCTGTACGGGATGCCCAAGAATATCGGGGACGATCAATCAGGCTATCGGCGCCCAGCGTTCATCCCGCCAGCGGATGCCGGAAAATGCGTATGGTTCATTGATGAAGTGAATCGCAACAACATGCAAATGCTCAATGTCGCCCTGCAGCCGGTGCGGGATAAGGTGATCGGCGAACATCAGCTGCCGAGCGAGATGGTCACACTCGTGGCCGGCAACTACGAGGATGATCCCGGGGTGATTCGAACCAGCTCCGCATTCAATCTTCGTTTCAAGCATGTGTGTGTGATCCCTGATCTGGACGATTGGTGCGAATGGGCGGCACAGAACGAGATCGAGCCGGCCGTGATCGCGTTCCTGCGGCTGCATCCGGAGATGCTTCACCTGTTCGATCCTAAGCTGAAGTCTTCAGCCAATCCACGTACCTGGGCGATGTTCAGTGAATCGCTGACTGTAGCTTTGAGGCTACAGGTGACAGAACGGCTGATCGAAGCGGACGTGGTCGGCAGCGTTGGATCCGCAGTGGGGCGGCAGTTCATGACGTTCTTTCAGATCTACATGGCGAATATCCGGCCGGACGACATTCTCAAGAATCCGACGACGGCCCGGATACCCGATAACCCGTCGATCCTGTATGCCGTGTGCGGAGCGCTGGCCTATCACTCGGGCGATCCGGTGAAGTTCTCGGCAATTCGCAAATATGCGGAGCGGCTGCCGAGCGAGTTCGATACTCTGCTGATGCACATGGCGGTTGGCAAGCATGGCAAGAAAGTGACAGCGACGCCGCAGTATACCGCCTGGGCAGCCAAGCGGCCGGACCTATTCACCAATTCGAGCATTAACTGGTCCTTCGCAGCCTGATAGCCGGACTACACAGCGCTCATTGTAAACGTGGGCGCTGCAAGCCCGAAGATCGGGGAAACAGAAAGGAACGAATCGAAACCAATGAAACGTGAACCGAGAAAACGCCGGCATGTGACTGTTCGGCTGAACGCGCCAGAGCAAACGCCTGGCACACCGGAAGCTCCCACGCGAGGCCATGTAGACATTCGCAGTCGAGCCCTACTGGTCATCGTGAATGTGAAGGAATGGTCGGCGCAAGTGACGGCGGAAGATCTGCGCGATCAGCTTGTCTTCGACAACGGCATTCAGGACGCGGAGTTGATTCGCGCGACGAAAAGCGTGCTGCCGAAAGAGTCTCTGGCGAAGCTGCGGACGGCCGCGAACAAGATCACCTCGACATTCAAACGCTGGTCGATGCCGTGGGGTAACGTTTGGTCCACGCGCATCTTGGCTGCCACGGCTTATCCGGATGCTCGTAAGGAAATCATGGACGCGATCACTGAGTACGACGCGTTAGTCATCAGCGAACTCGAATCTATCGGGGCAAGCGGTCAATCGCGCTATGCCGAAGCCAAAGAACGGGCCAAAACGCTGCTGGGTGGTGCTTATCGCGAGACCGATTACCCAACGCTCGATCAGGTGAAGACACGGTTTCGGGCCTCGTTCCGCACCATGAGTATTCCAGACGGCGCTGATATCCGGGTCGATTTAAGCAGAGACATCATCGATCAGATTCGGGCGGAAGAAAAGCAGTTCGCTCAGGACGCTGTGACGGCAGCAATGGACACGCTGTACGACGAAATGGCCGCGATGATCGAGCGACTCACCGCCGCGCTCGATGAAGAGGTCGTGGATCCACAGGTGAAAGTTGCCGCGCTGCAAGCCGAACTGCAAACGATACTGGCGACGCCCGGCGCGTTGACACCGGAAAAGCTCGCAGCGTTCGAGACAGAGCTGACGGAGATCCAGAACGGGAAGAAAGCGACGGCTATTCGCGAAGATCTGTTCAAATCCGTCGCGCGATTCGCGAGCCGCGTGCCGCAATTGAACATCACCGGTGATTCGAGACTCGAAGCGCTTGCGAAGAAGCTCGAGACGCTGGTCACGACGAACAGCGCGGCCGATGTTCGAAACAGTGTTCCGCTGAAAGCCGACGTGAAGGCGCAGGCCGAAGAGATCCTCGAGCAAGTAGCGGATCTGTACTAAAGCGCTAGTAAGCAGACGACGGTTGCATTCGACGGGTGAGTGCAACCGGGCCTGCTGATTGGCAGAGAAAGGAACGAAAATGACTACGGTCGAACTCAAGGAGAATACGCCCGCAATTCAGGCCGCGCTAGATGACGCGCTCGAAGCCCAGACACTCTACTGGAATGCCCTGAGCGTTCTGGAGTATGAGCTGGATTGTGCGGAAGCTGACGGCAACGACGATCTATCACACATGACTGTCGATCGGCTGATGGAACAGTACGGGAGTGAATCACGTGGCAACAGCGGCCAAGACTGAATCCCTCCTAGAGCGGCAGTTTCGCAAAGACATCGAGCAGACGCGCGAGCGTATGCTCCATCGCGTGCCGGCATTTGCGTTTCTTGCGTACAAGCTCGATTGGGAGATCAATCCCTCGATTAAGACGGCGCACACGGATGGCGTCAGTGTCGAAATCAACCCCGAGTATTGGGGCTCGCTCACACCCAAGCAGAAAGAGTTCCTGATGGCGCACGAGATCGGCCACCCGGCACTCAAGGATCTATGGCGCCGCGGCAGCCGCGACAATCTCAAATGGAATGAGGCGTGCGACTACAGGCTCAACCTGATCTTGCAAAACGCGGGTTTCGAACTGAGCCCCAATGTTTTGCTGGATGAGCAGTTCGATGGTATGAGCGCAGAAGAGATCTTCTCTTGGCGGGAAGCCCAAAACGAACCGCCGAAACCGCCAGCTCCGCAGCCGCAAGAATCGGACGATACCAAAGAGTCGGACGACGACGATTCGGATGAGCCTCAATCCTGCCAGGATGACGAGTCGCAGGAGGAACAAGATAGCGACAAATCGGACGAGAATGGTAACGATGGTCCAGAATTGGGCCAGGAGGACGATAGCGGTCCTGACGGTTCGGGCGAGGAGGATTCGGACGATCAGCAAGACGGAGAGAATGGGTCCGGCGAAGGCGATGCGTCAGGGGGTGAAGACGCCGGCGAGAACGAGGGCGATGGCTCTGCCGATGGACAGGGCGACGGCTCAAACGATGAAGCGAAGTACCCCATGCAGGATTCACCAACGGGCGACTTCGAAGACGGTCCAGAACCGGGCGAGGATGGCGACGAGGACGAATGGGATCTGGCGGCTCGCACGGCCGAACGGCAAGCGTCCAAAGCAGGCCAAATGCCCGGTGCGCTAGCGGAAGCACTTCAAGAATCTCGCGAGCCTGGTGTCGATTGGGTAGCAATCACGCGGCAGTTTGTGGATAACAACATTCAGACGCGCTCGAGCTTCCATACTCCCAATCGACGCTATATGGCAGCGTTCGATATGATCCTGCCGGGGCCGTGTAAAGAGCATGTTGGCACGCTGGTGATCTTCGTGGATACCAGCGGCTCAACGTATCATCTGCGGGAACAGTTCGGCGGCGAACTGCGCGGCATGGTTCGGGATGTGCGCCCCGAGAAGCTCATTGTGGTCTATATCGACACCGAAGTTCAGAAGGTGGTCGAATATACGCCTGAGTCCAGCGATATCGAACTGGAGATGTTCGGCGGCGGCGGTACGGATTTTCAACCCGGCTTCGATCACCTCGAAGAAAACAACATTCAACCGCTCTGCGCTTTCTACCTGACGGACCTCGAAGGGCCCACGCCGATCGAGCCACGTTATCCGG